TCTTGTTAAAACAAGGGCGGCTCATCCTTTGAGCAGGGAATCAATCGCAGTTTCAATGATTGTAGGAAGAGATAATTGTGCTTTTGACTCTGACAGAGGTAACTTCGTTTTAAAAAATTAAGATAGCAATGGCGGGTTAACTTTTCGTAAAATGAAATTAATTCTCGGTACAGCATGTAAAACGCGGCACCTCGTATGCAAGAACGTGCTGCGGTTGGCTGGTGAACTTTCGATAGTGCGAGTATTGAATGATTTCCAGCCGTTACTGATTTTACTCGTTAATTAGCGAACAAACCACTCGTCAGCAGACTCCCAGGTATCTTTCAGCGTCTCCTGAACAAAAGTTTTTGCAGAATCTTTATCGGCGGTGCGAGTAACTGAAAGGCCATCGTTGCTGGTGGATTTGATGATCACTTCTACATCGTCATAACGTTTACTGACACGTCGCAGCATTTCTTGTTGCAGGGCAGGAACAGAACCTTTTGGCATTTTGTTGATTTTGGCTGCGGGGTATCTGTGGGGCATATATGGGACATAAAAAGGCCTCAAATAAACAGCAAAATCGAGATTAGGGATTTTTAGAAAAAATACAACCATCTGAAAAAACTTAGAAAACACCCAAAAACCCACAGAATAGTAAAAAACATCTATGAATTATGGATTTCAAGAGTCATTCAATCTAACTAATTGATAAATAAAAAATTAACTTTTCATCGCTTCGTTATGGGGCATGGTTGGGGCAAACTCGCTTAACTGTGTATTTAACAGCGTTACCTGCGCATTATTATTTTCTGACATCCATTTCCCGTACACCTGAAACACCATTTGCGCATCTGCATGGCCCATCTGGTTTGCAATGAATGCCGGGTTAGCTCCTGCTGTTAACGACCAGCAGGCATAAGTGTGTCTCGACTGATACGATTTGCGATGGCGGATTCCGGCACGCTTTACCGCTGCGTCCCACATCTGCCTTATTGAGTCAACGGTAAAATGGTCGCCATAATTTTTTACTTTCGCTGACACTTCAGGTTGAAAAACAAAGGTACATTTTTGTTTCTCTGTTCTGCCGAATTCTCTGAGGTGAACATCGATGATATGCTCTTTGCTCAGTCTCGTTAGTGCCATCTGACTCCGGAGAGCGTCGATTGCGGGCTTAATAAGGTGAATCACACGATTGGTTCCCGCCTGTGTTTTTGGTACTGTAAAACGGTCTTTTGCCAGATTTCTTCTGATTATCATTCTGCCATTGCGCAAGATGGTTGCGGTTTTTCTTCATCATTTTCTTCTTCTGTTTCCTGCTTAGCAGACAGTTCGCGGTTAACTTCTTCCAGGATATCTTTTTCCGGTGTATGTCGTGCAGCAGTGAGAGTTTCCTTGCTGGGGTTCTCGTGATCAGTCTCCGTTAAGTAGGCGTTGATATACCCCTGAAGGCGTCCCGGGTAGTGATAAAACTCAGGGTGAGCGCTCCGGATAAGTGCAAAAATAGCGGCGCGGGAATAGTCCAGAATACCCGGGGTTGCGCGAAGTGCTGCGGACCATTCTTTGAACGGACTTTCTCTTTTCAGGACGATTTCTTTTGCGCGACGATAAACGCTGCCCGGAATTTCATAAATATTAAAATCCATCGGAAGTGTGGCTGCTGCAATCTCCACATCCAGCGTATCGAAGGTGTGTACTAAATTCGGATTGCGATCGGTTTTGTTCCCGCCACCGGCATTTGCACCGGAAGCCGTACGGGTGATACGCGAAACACGATTTCCTTTCATCCACTCTTTTGTCAGCAGACCCCGATCAGTGTAGTCAGCGTCCAGGTATGCCTCGAAAAAAGCAGTTATCAGTCCCAGGTCTGAATTACCGGGATTAGGGAAAACTTTGTCAGTGTCGCGTACCAGTTTGTGAAGGTCGCGAATCTCCAGCGGGTCGAGCAGCTTTGTTTTGTGAGAAATGGCCAGGGCAGTAACAGCCGGCAGTTCTTCCGCCCGTGCTATATGTAATGCCTGAAGTTCTTCCCGTGCAACGTGCGTTACTGGTTTTTCGCTGCCGTGTTGCGCAAGCCAGCGAATGGGCAGCTCCTGACCAGAAACCGGCAGGAGCATATTCTCCTCAATCTCCGTCATGTCTTCGCCGTTGACGTTGGTATTGTCAGTACTGGCTGGTTTCTCCTGCACGGAGGGAGAGGGCGCGATAAATACCATTGTAATGCCATCTTCCCCGCCTTTTTCGTATCGGTTGCAGAATTCGGTATCAAACACGCCTTCAGGTGGAAGGTCATTCACAACGGGTAAATGGACGCGAACGGGTTTTTTAAAGTCGTCTTCATCATAATCGTTGTCATCCATTGCGGTAATGCAGCGGGAGATGGCAACAGATAATTTTTTTGCTGTAGTCCAGTAAAAACCACCTTTAATTCCCAGACGTTTTCTGACTTTGTCATTTTTTGCTTCGCAATATAGCGCAAATTCTTCTTTATCAGTGCTCATTGATAAACCTCATTACAGATTTAAGGGTGAACAAATCCCTGCCATTGCTGGCATTTTTAATCCGTTGGTATGGTGTTAATATGGCTGGAGGGTTATCCAGCCGGTGTTTCGTTATTCAGGTACAGCGATACTTTTTTTACCGGGAGGCATTCACCAGAAATTTTTTGCTCGTCTCTTGCCTGGAGGCAGGATTCTTTACTGGCATAAATTCCGGTAATCACATTCTGTGATTCACCCGTTATAAGAAAAACCGTCATCATCAGTGCAAATGCTGAAGTCATTGACGTTCTCCGAAAATACCAAGTTCAAGAAGAGCAATTCGGGAAAGTATGGAATTATCATTGAGCAGATAAGGCTCATATTTCCTCATGTTAATGGCATCTTCAGTAAACTCCCGGTTACTGAGCAGAACACCAATATCAAAACAACCTTCAGACGTATTAACGTTTGGTAATAACGTTTCCATTATCGCGTCCTCAACAATGAATTTTGTGATGCAGTGCCTGGTGCCTCCAGGTGACGTTAACCAGTTAACAATTAACGCCGGATACAGAGAATCCACCCATAACACTGTTTTTGGTTTTAACTGTTCCGCGTGCGCTTAGCCGCATTCACCGCATCACAAAATTCACTTTAAAAAGGGCGGCAGAGCAGCCACGGAGTAAAACTGATACCGCCAAACGTCACCAGAAAATTGATAACAGAGGGCGTTGCAGCGGGGTTGTCACTTAAGCGTATGGTCAACCTGACAACCCGGTGTCCTCAATGGGGAAGGAATAACCCCGCCATACTTACCGCCGCGCCATTTCGCGGAGTGCCACAACCGGAAGCGCACGTTCGAAGAAATCTAACGACAAGCCTTCTAAGGGAAAGAGCTTCGCCGTACGCTTTCGCGTTATGCACTGACTTTTCAGGGAAATATCCTTTCAGTAAACTGTCAGTACCGGATTCTTATCCGTGTCCGGCGCACGACCACACGTGACAGCGTGTTGGTCTCCATTTTTAACCCAGAACCTCAATGGAGGATAAAATGCCAAACAAAAAAAGAAATCCGCTTATTGAAAAACAGATTGAATGCCTGGTAAATCAACTCAGGCAATCAGGGTTATTAAAAACTCATTCAGAGTTGAGGCTCACAGAATCAGCATTCGACGATAAATTAAATAATGTCCTTTATAATGGCATTATTGATTTTAATCGTTCTGTTGGTCGCCGCGGCCCTGCTGGTGTTTCCTTATAATTACCAGTCAATCCAGAGTGGACCGTGTTCAGCGTAAATATAACTGTACACATCCAGATTATATTTGTGGTCTGTTAAGAACAGGCCGCAAATACATGCCGAAGCTTCCAGTGCAGCGGCTCTGTTACTGAATAACCATGTAGCAACATTCCAGCGTTTTTCTGCATCCCAGTCTTTCTCAAGGCCTGATACCATGAAGAAACCGTTAGTGTTGCCATCAAATAATTCTGTTTCCAAATTTTTAAGCAATGCCTGATGGACTCTTGCCAGGTATTCCGCCGGAATTTCGCCACGAATTCTGATGAGATTGTCATAAACAAACATGTTCCCCGCATATGGCGATTTTTCTTTCTTGTTTTTTAAACCAGCATCATGAGCAAACTGATCAATTTCTTCTTCCGTTGGTTTCGTATTGATGTTTTGCGCTGTCGTTTCTGCAATTTTATTTGCCACACTCTCTGAGTCGTGTTTATTTATAGACGCACAGAAATACAATCCGGTAAACGCATCGCGCACATTACGAGCCATATTATCAGTGTCTTTTTTCGTTACCGATTCCAATTCAAGTTCGTTCAGACGATGACGAAGTGTGTGTGCTGCAATCTCCTGGATTGAAGGAGGTAAATCTTTAAATTCCATCGTCAACCTCATCAGTCAGTGTTTCTGGCTAACCAGCGACGCGCGCCAGCTTCAGTTTTAAACGTTTTGCTTTTGGTATACGTCATCGCGGTGAACGTACCGTCCTGGTTGGGGAACACGCCACATACCAGAGATTCGTTGTTGCCAAGATTGAGCGTATCCATGTTGACCTCATTTCCCCTTAACGCCGGGGTAGCGGAACAAAAACCTGCTGCATAGTTATTAAAGTTGAACCCTGCCGTCATGTTCTTACGCCTCGGGCTGGCTACTTAACCCCTGACCACTGCCTGGTAACTCGAAGTATTGCCCTGCATTCTGTGGGGCGGGGTGAGGGAATGAATGAAGTTTAGAAAAGCGAACATTTAAGGTCAATGTTTTTTTATCAAAACATTTTAAGCAGGCAGCTGTTACGCCATCACTACGATGGCATACAGTTAATCAAATAGATGAGGTTGGTTAAATATCTTGTTGAATTTTAAAGCATACTCCCAATATGCAAGATAGATCATCCAGCATAATTGAAGGGTAGCGAGGATTCGTGGGGACTAAAAGAATATCCGGCCCTTCTATCTCCAGTTTGCGAATGACAGGCGTTGTGGTCCCTTTGGGTAAGGCAAGGACAATATTTCCTGGTTGTACGATTCGATCGGGATCAACAAAAACTGTTGAACCATTTGGGATGGAAACTCCACCACCAGATGTCGACATACTGTCACTCTCTAGAACAACAGCAAAGGTATTGGCCGGGATTTCTCCGACAAGCTGCACACAAGAGGTTATTGAGGAATTTTTCATATAATCACTCCAGCTTGCTGCCTGCTGAAGTGATAGTAGCGGAACCGTTTTTATCGGCGGTAAAGATAGATCAAGCGAATCACCTGTATTTAACTCTCCTCCATTAAGAAGCCAATTTTCGTTTACTTTCAATATCTTTGCCAGTGAACTTATGTAACGCGAGGACGGCGCTCCTCCACCGTTCATCCATTGACTTACGGAGCCTTTTGATGCGCCAGTGGCATTGACAAGGTCTTTGCCTTTCAAGTTTAGCGCATGCATACGTTGGGTTATGCGTTCAGATATTGTTTGCTTGTTCATGTTTTGATTTTAAAACACAGATGGTTTTGTTTCTTGACTTTCTTTGGTTTTGATTATTAAACTTTTGGCGTTCAGTTTTATGGAGCGACTCATGAAAAAATCAGAAGTATTAGGCTATTTTGGCGGAGTTGTTAAAACAGCCGCCGCTCTAGGAACGTCAAAAACCACAGTCAGCATGTGGGGGGAAGACGTTCCGTGGAAATGGGCGTTGCTAATTCAGGCCAGTCACTGCCGGGGCGCTCAAATATGAGTTACACATACCGACGGTTGTCATTCCCGATTCTGATCATAATCCGCCTTCTAACCAAGGGGGGATTCATGAAAATCAAGCATGAACACATCCGCATGGCGATGAATGCCTGGGCGCGTCCTGATGGCGAAAAAGTTCCGGCAGCTGGAATAACCCAGGCTTATTTTGAGTTGGGTATGACGTTTCCTGAACTGTACGACGACAGCCATCCGGAAGCCCTGGCTCGCAATACCCAGAAAATTTTCCGCTGGATAGAGAAAGACACCCCTGATGCAGTTGAAAAAATGCAGGCTCTGTTACCGGCGATCGAAAAGGCAATGCCGCCTCTGCTGGTGGCCCGTATGCGCAGTCACAGCTCTGAATATTACCGTGAGATCGTCGAACGGAGGGATCGGCTGGTGAAAGATGTGGATGATTTTGTCGCAGCGGCGATCGCCTGGGGCACCCTGACTAACAGTGGGGGTCAGCCTGGTAATGCTGTTGTCGTGCATTGACCAACAATATTCATGCCGGATTTCTTCCGGATGTTCGAGGGTAAAGTTCGGTATCAGAAGAGGTGAGTATGGCTAATGCCTGGCTCAGATTGTGGCATGACATGCCAAATGACCCCAAGTGGCGAACGATTGCCAGGGTATCAGGACAGCCAATCGCAACAGTGATGGCAGTGTATATCCATCTTCTGGTGAGCGCGTCACGAAATGTCACGACATGTCACGGCGTGTCACTACGTGGTCACATTGATGTCACGACGGAAGATTTAGCAAGTGCGCTTGATGTGACGGAAGACGTAATTGATTCAATTTTGCATGCAATGCAGGGGCGGGTTCTGGATGGTGACCTTATTTCCGGATGGGAAAAACGTCAGGTGCTGAAAGAGGACAATGGTAACGTTTCGCAAACGGCAAAATCCCCGGCAGAGCGCAAGAGAGCGCAGCGGGAGCGGGAAAAGCTGCGGAAACATAATGCTGATTGTCACGATGAGTCACGACGTGTCACGCATCTGTCACGACAAGTCACGACAGATAAAGATACAGATAAAGATACAGATAAAGATACAGATACAGAATTAAACCCCACACATAACGCGCGCGAGAGTATTCCGACCAGTGAGTCGAATGGTGCGCCGTTGCAGACAGCCGAACCTGAATACCTGGACGGCCTGAGCGAACCGATCGGGAAATTTTCGATGACTACTGTCTGGCAGCCGTCGCCGGATTTTCGACAACGGGCAGCAGTGTGGGGTATGGCTCTGCCTGAGCCGGAATTTACACCTGCTGAGCTTGCCGCATTCCGGGATTACTGGATGGCGGAGGGGAAGGTTTTCACGCAGGTTCAGTGGGAGCAGAAATTTGCCCGCCACGTGCAGCACGTCAGGGCACAGGTAAAACCAGTCAGCAAGGGGGGAAGCCATGCAGCATCAGGTGGCACGGCATCACGGGCAGTTCAGGAAATCCGGGCTGCACGCGAACAGTGGGAACGTGACAACGGATTTATCAGCAACGGAAACGGCCTGGAAGCTGTGGGAGCTCATGGGGGAGGTGTATTCGAACCGCTGGACTCAGAAGAACGGGGCCGCACCTTCGAAGCTCTGGATTGCCCAGATTGGTGCGATGACTGAACAGCAAATCCGTCTGGTGTGCCGTCAGTGCATGGACCGCTGCCGGGCGGGTGAAACGTGGCCCCCGGACCTGGCTGAGTTTGTTGCGCTGATTTCGGAGAGTGGGGCAAATCCATTTGGTCTTACGGTGGATGCCGTGATGGAAGAGTACCGGCGCTGGCGCAATGAATCCTGGCGATACGACGGGAGTGATAAATACCCGTGGCCACAGCCTGTGCTGTACCACATCTGCCTCGAAATGCGTACCAGAGGGATTGAGCGCCAGATGACGCAAGGTGAGTTAAAACGACTTGCGGAACGGCAACTGACGAAATGGGCAAAGCATGTTGGTAACGGGATGAGTGTTCCGCCAGTGCGACGACAACTGGAAGGGGCGAAACACCCGCAAGGGCCAACGCCAATTGAACGGCTGAAACAGGAATACGAACGCCGGAAGGCAGCTGGTTTTATTTGAATCTGAGAAACGATTTTGTCGGAGGAAATATTAATGGAAACCGTATTTGACGCACTGAAAGCACTGAAAAAAGCCTCTTCACAGGTAGTGGCATCGCGCCTTGGAATCAGCCGCGAAGATGCTGTCAACGAACTGTGGAAACTGAAGCGCCGTGGTGAAGCGGATAACAAGGGGTCGATGTGGTGGCTGACTCAGACTGGTGAAAGTGAACCAGTGTCACCGGTACCGAAAGTGACAGCGCAAATGCTGACTGAGGCGATTGAACATCATGGCCCACAAACGGCGGATGAGCTGGCACTGATGTTCGGGATTACCTCCCGCCGGGCGAATTCATCACTGGCCATGGCAATCAGCAAAGGGCGTCTGATTCGCGTGAATCAGGGCGGTAAATTTCGGTACTGCATACCGGGCGCTGATTTACCGGCAGAGCCGAAAGCCGCATCCATAACGGAAACGGATGGTAAAGCCTTTCCTCAGCCAGCAGGTGTTGCGTTACCAGTCGGGGAAGCGGAAACACAGGAAGAAATAAAAACGGAAAGTGTGGCGGTCACAGTGCAGTCACAGCCGTCGTTCACCAGAAAGCATCCGGATGGTCTGATTTTACCATCGCTGCATGTGGCTAACCGCGAGCTGCGCCGGGCAAAAGGTCAGGTTCAGAAGTGGGAGCGAGTCTGCGCCGCGCTGCGGGAGCTGAACAAGTGCCGGGATATTCTCCGGGATATTACCGCCACCAGAGAACAGCAGCGGTGAGTGGGTGGAAGACGTGGTGCCGGGCGGAAATCATGATACTCCGGCAGTGTGCGGGAACGATGAAGGTAAAAAGCGTTGGCGCACTTATCGGACGAACTGAAGCGGCAGTGAGAACGAAGGCACGGGAGCTGGGCATCAGCATGATGTTACGTGGTGATTTTCACCCGTCGGCAAAATATTCTCAGCGTGATATTGAGCTGGCGCGGCAACTGCATCAGAGAGGCATGCAAAGAAGGGAAATTGCCAGAAAATTAGGCATGCCGCTGCGCATAGTGAATAACTACGTTTATTTCGACAGGAGGGTGTCTGCGTGAAAATCCTGTATCAGGATTACGGCCCGGTGGGGCAGGTGGTTATCAGCAGTACTGTAATGGAGTTTCGGAAGCATAACCGTGTGGTGGATGCTGTGCTGTTAACCTGTCCGGGGATATCGGCGAGTCGTGCAGGTGTGTTTATTATGAAGACGAAATTATATGGCAGTAAGGCGTGGATAAAGAAGGCGTATCGTGTAGCGTTGCAGGAGGTTAACAGTGAGTGAAATTAAAGAAATGCCGGTAGTTCGTGACGGATATGGCTACTGGACACATCCTGAATATGAAAAATTCTGTGATGGTCGGGAATATATTTCAACGGAAGAGTTTAACGCCTGGATGGAGGAAAATAATCTTCAATACGTCCTCTGCTTCAGAGATGAAGGATGTGCTGACCTTGATGCGTGTGATGCTGATATTTCTGCATGGGAACCGGAACGACCAGAGGGCGATGGCTGGTTTATTGGTTCCATTCATGATACGGAAGATGGCCCGGTTTGTGTCTGGTTGCGAAATAAGGCTGAAGCATAAAGGCGATAAACCAACTAACAACTAAATACTGAAGATTTAAATCAGAAACGATTTTTATTAAATCCTTAACCGGAGGGATTCCTGCACCCTCAGAACATCAGGAGGCCGCCCGAAAGGGCGGTAAGAAATGAAACATTATTTAGAAAAAAATTACCCACGAAAGAGCAGAACAACAGAGTTTCTGTTTTTCATTCTGTTTATAGTGTTGATGATACCGATATCCCCGCTATTACTGGTCTGGATAATTGGAAGGACATTTGAACCAGTTATTGAGCTATATACCGATGTGACATGGGAATCATTCAGCGCACTGCACAATAAAATTAATCCGTATAAGGAAAACTGATATGAGCACTATTACCAGAGAACGCGCGGAGATTAAATCATACATCACAGGCTTCCTGAGCGACTCGGCGCACGATAACAAGTCTTCAGACAGCCTGCTGGCTAATGTGTTTCGTATCGCGCTGGCATCACTGGAAGCAGAGCCGATAGCAATGGTAGTGCCTGATGAAATGGATTTGCTTACCTGCCATCTCGACGGTGTAACTAAAACATATGCTGATGGCTGGAACGCCTGCCGCGTCGCCATGCTTCAGGCCGGAAACTTTCGGGAAAATAAGAATTCGTCAACCAACAATTTTCGGGAAATCTCGGAAACGTCAACCAGATCTCCGATAACTCTGGATGGCTGGATAAGCTGTACTGAGCGAATGCCTGAAAAGAGCCAGAACGTGCTTATTTCGATGAATATCGATAGCGAGGCTGGGCCATTAATATATTCCGCACGCTATCTCGGAGGCACGTTCCGGCGCGGAGGTATAGCAGTTAGTCCGGGTAATGATCTTAGGCAAGCAACCCACTGGATGTCGCTACCAGAACCGCCGCAGGAGGTGAATCAATGACCTGGCCTGAAGCATTCACAACGGTAGGAATTGCGATGGCGGTGGCGCTGGTGGTGTATTCGATTTGCCGCTGGGGATAAAAACGGTTTGCGGGAAAAGGATAGTTAAGTAGAATTGCTGCGGGTGCTTGAGGCTATCTGCCTCGGGCATGAACACCAACGGCAGATAGAGAAAAGCCCCAGTTAACATTACGCGTCCTGCAAGACGCTTAACATTAATCTGAGGCTCAATCCATGCTGAACACATGTAGGTTAGCCTCTTACGTGCCGAAAGGCAAGGAGAAGCAGGCTATGAAGCAGCAAAAGGCGATGTTAATCGCCCTGATCGTCATCTGTTTAACCGTCATAGTGACGGCACTGGTAACGAGGAAAGACCTCTGCGAGGTGCGAATCCGAACCGGTCAGACGGAGGTCGCTGTCTTCGTAGACTACGAATCTGAGAAGTAAGAGACCAGGCGGGGGAGTAATCTCCCGCCACCTCTGATGTGTCAGGCATCCTCAACGCACCCGCGCTTTACCATACTGAAAATGCTGTTTGAATGTTCATCTCTGAAAGAGGACTATGAATGAAAAAGGTATTGATTGCAGCACTTATTTCCGGTGTGTCTTTTGGCGCTTTTGCACAGCAGGGTGGTTTCCAGGGGCCAGAAGCAGAGCGTTCAACAGTAGCGCAGGCAAAAGAACTGAAGGATGATGCATGGGTTATCCTTGAAGGGAGCATCGTTAAAAAAGTGGGTGATGAACGTTATGAGTTTCGTGACAATAGCGGGACAATTGTCACGGATATTGATGACAGCGTATGGGCCGGGCAGAATGTTTCTCCGAAAGACAAAGTAAGAATTGAGGGTGAAATTGATAAAGACCTGAGCAGTGTTGAAGTTGATGTAAAGGCACTGAAATTATTAAAGTAACCGCCCCTGCTTGTTAAGCCCGTCTTACTGACGGGTTTTCTGTTTGTACATTCCGGCGTATTGCCTTACAATTCGCGCAGTCAGCCTGAACAACTGACACCTGCTGTCACCGGAGAATCCGATGACACAACACATAAAATCCCACAATTCTGAAGCCGACCCGGAAATTAAGCAGGGGAGGCGTTTTCGTGCGCCTCAGTATGGCTGGTTTCACTATCTGTTCTGTACGATCGATGAGGCAGATATGCTTCAAGAGGCGTATCTGCGTCGCGGTGTCTGTGTGGAGCGGAGTCTGAACGCTGATCGTCTGACCTGGACCGTTTCTGTATATCTTCCTGTTCGTGCACATCTGCCACGGACACATGCCTGCTACCGTCAGCGCGTCTGGAGGTAATGTGCGGGTATTACTTCGACCTGTTCTGGTTCCGGAACTCGGGCTGGTGGTCCTTAAGCCCGGTCGTGAATCATTGCCAGTTTTTCATCGCGGCAGGGTGCTGGTGGAGCCGGAACCGAAAAACATGCGGGCGCTGCCATCTGGAGCGGTTCCTGCTGTTCGCCAGCCGCTGGCGGAAGATAAATCACTGCTGCCATTTTTCAGCGATGAGCGGGTGATTCGTGCAGCTGGCGGCGCTGGTGCACTGTCTGACTGGTTATTACGTCACGTGAAATCCTGCCAGTGGCCACACGGCGATTATCATCACAGCGAAACCGTTATTCACAGTTACGGTGCTGGCGCAATGGTGTTGTGCTGGCACTGCGACAACCAGCTGCGCGACCAGACCTCCGAATCACTTGAGCAACTTACTCAACAAAATCTGACAGCCTGGATGATTGACGTCATACGCCATGTAATGAATGGCACGCAGGAGCGGGAATTATCGCTGGCTGAATTATCCTGGTGGGCAGTCTGCAATCAGGTGGTGGACGCATTACCTGAGGCAGTATCGCGTCGCTCTCTGGGATTACCGGCGGAAAAAATCCGCTCCGTATACCGTGAAAGCGACATCATACCGGGAGAACAGACCGCCACCAGCATACTGAAGCAGCGCACAAAAAATATTGCGCTACCGCCTCACACCCACCAGCAACAGAACCCACCACAGGAAAAGACGGTGGTCAGCATTGCCGTTGATCCGGAGTCTCCGGAATCCTTCATGAAACGACCTAAACGTCGCCGCTGGGTAAATGAGAAATACACACGCTGGGTAAAGACACAGCCGTGTGCGTGTTGTGGTAAGCCAGCGGACGATCCTCATCATCTGATTGGTCATGGTCAGGGCGGAATGGGAACAAAATCCCACGATATTTTCACGCTACCGCTGTGTCGGGAGCATCACAACGAGCTTCATGCGGATCCGCTGGCGTTCGAAGAAAAGCATGGTTCCCAGGTTGATTTAATTTTTCGTTTTCTTGATCACGCCTTTGCAACCGGCGTGCTCGGGTAAAAGAGGTTACTGATGCGTATAGAGTTTGTTTTGCCTTACCCGCCGACGGTGAACACCTACTGGCGACGTCGTGGCAGCACATATTTTGTATCAAAAGCCGGTGAGCGTTATCGCCGGGATGTGGCACTTATTGTTCGCCAGCAGCGGCTGAAATTAAACCTGTCCGGAAGGCTGGCGATAAAGATTATTGCAGAGCCACCGGATAAGCGCCGTCGTGACCTGGACAATATCCTGAAAGCACCACTGGATGCGCTGACGCATGCCGGACTTCTCATAGACGACGAGCAGTTTGATGAAATCAATATTGTGCGCGGCTAGCTCGTTTCTGGTGGGCGGCTGGGCGTGAAGATTTACAAAATTGAAAGTGAGTGAGCATAAATATGATATACCCGGAAATTACAGGCAAAAGCGGTGAGCATTTACGCCTGAAAACGCTGGAAAGTGTCTGGATCCAGGGGAAACTGCGTATGTGGGGGCGTTGGTCGTATATTGGCGACGGTAAGACGGGAAATATGTTCAACCAATTACTGACCTCTAAAAAGCTGACAAAAACGGCAATTAACGAGGCGCTCCGGAGGATGAAAAAAGCGGGTCTGGACAAACCTGAACTTGAGGCTTTTTTGCGGGATATGATCAACGGCAATCAAAAAAGCTGGCTGGCACATTGTACCGATTCAGAGGCGTTAATAATCGATAGGGTTATTGGTGAAGTACTGGCAGGTTATCCCGGGCTGCTCAATGTTCTGAGTCAGCGTTATGTGGGGCGGGGGATGACTAAGCGCAAAATGGCTGAATTGCTGAATGATGCACATCCGGAATGGAGTTTAAGAACCTGTGAAAGACGCATTGAGCATTGGCTAAAGGTGGCAGAATTTATTTTGTACAAACCAATGGTTATGGCTTTTGGTATAGAGAAAAAAGTTATTGCTTTTTGACGTAAAAACTGCTTCAATTCCGGTAAGCTTCGCAAAGCTGTACCGCGAGGCGAATAGCAGACATGGACATTTGAAAGAGCCCGCTTTTTGCGGGTTTTTTTATGACTGAAAAACGGCACGGGGCGTTAAACGCGCTGGTGGTTGCTAATACCGGTCTTTCAACTTGCTGGCTTTTTCGACAAGAGTTATTGGTATGTCACGTTAACCGGAAAAGGGAAAAAGACATGCTAAAACAGCAGGATATGACAGAAACCGCCAGAGTGGTGTTTAATGAATTAAGCGTTACCGAACCGGCGACAGTCGGGGAGATTGCGCAGAATACTTACCTTTCACGCGAACGCTGCCAGTTAATACTGACCCAGCTGGTTATGGCGGGTCTGGCAGACTATCAGTGCGGTTGTTACAGACGCATTCAGTCCTGAAGGCTTTTTATTTGTGGTAAATGGGCGGCTGGTGGGGGGGGCGGCACCTGTCAGTCCTTTGCTTATGTGTTGATGATAATTTACCTTTTGGGGCTATAATTGAGCTAACCAATTGCTAATGAAAGTAAAATTATAATGGCTGTTGTCTGTTCAGTTATCATGGTTTGCTCCCCAATTAATATTTTTCTTGAAAAGGATACGTTGTCACTTAAGCCAGGCTCAGTCGTTCTGGCCACCAAATGCATCAGGGAGCTTTTCCTTATGCATTATGGCAAAGTTAAAATTGTCGATATAAGCGAATCCGTCGTAAGTCAATATCTGGAAAGTCAGCATAAGCTGACGAGGACTCGTCTGACTGACATTCCGCTTTACCTGTTGCTGGAACCCAACAATCCTGCGTTGGCTGCGGCTTTAATTACCAGCCAGGGATTTTCCGGAGAGGTCACGGATATGTTTCTTATGATGGCCTGCCTGTCTCTGTTTGAAACAGATGAACGGATGTCATTGTTTTTAAGTGGATGTTTATCCAGCATAAGTGCCAAAGTCAGGGCGATAATTCAGACAGATATATCAGCAAGCTGGACGCTTGGTGCGATTGCTCTACAGTTGCATATGAGTGAGAGTTTGTTAAAGACAAAACTGAAAAATGAAGGGGGCATGTTCAGTCGCTTGTTGCTGGAAGAGCGGATGCGTGTTGCTGTAAATATGTTATGTTCCCGGTATGGATATGGACAGGCTGTAGCAGAAAAATGTGGTTATTCAAGCCGGTCCTACTTTATTTCTGTATTTCACCGCTATTATGGCTTCCCGCCAGACAGATATGTATCCAGGCAAGGGCTTGATTATTGATTTTCATCTGATTATTATTTTTTGGCTCGGCCCTTTAGCTCAGTGGTGAGAGCGAGCGACTCATAATCGCCAGGTCGCTGGTTCAAATCCAGCAAGGGCCACCATCACAAACCGCCATTAGCTTATCAGGAAGAGCAGACGACACCATAACAGGGTTGTTGGTGCGGGGCCGGGTCCCCGATGGCGGTCCATTATCGGTATTCTGCGTTGTTAGCTCAGCCGGACAGAGCAATTGCCTTCTAAGCAATCGGTCAGTGGTTCGACTCCACTACAACGCGCCACACTTATTTTCCAGGCTCGCTTCGGCGGGCCTTTTTTGTATCTGCGCCACGCCCGGCGCATACCAACCACAGAGCCTTTCGGGGGTGAGCTTACGGAGTGGTCAGTGTGACTTTCTCTGTGGGCAGATCGCTCCCGGGCGTTGGCTCACCCACCCAAAGGAACGTCACGATGTTTGGTATTTTTGGTAAAAAAAGCCCGCAGAGCGGCAACGGAAATTAAAAAGTTTGAAAAACGCGATCTGGCACAGGTGGTGATTAACGCCGCATACCTGGTGGCCTGTGCAGATGGTGAATGTGAGGCATCCGAGAAAGCGAAGATCGAACAGGTACTGCGTAATCAGCCTGCGCTGTCCGCGTTTACGTCAGAAATTAATGCGATTAGCGCAACCATTATCGGTCAGCTGGATACGAACTTTAAAACTGGTCGTCGTGCGGCGTTACGTGAGATCGAGGATGTGAAACACGATACGCGTGAAGCGGAAGATGTGCTGGATGTGGCGGTGGCCATTGCGGAGGCAGACGGCGAAATTGAGCCGGAAGAGCGCAAGGTGCTGGAAGAGATTGCCGGTGTTCTGGGTCTTCGTCTGGAGAATCACCTGTGACGGTAAAACTGCGCCTGGCTGTGGCTGCACTCCTGCTGTTTCTGGTGGTGATGGTGGATTTCACCAGCAGAATCATGTCGGTGCTGGCGGATGGGGTGCTGGTCTGCGGCATTGTGGTATTGCTGTGGCCGGTGATAAAAAGAAACAGCCTGCATAATGCTTGATTTTTTTGTTTGCTGTTTATTAAAAACACTTCTGCATGGTGAATCCCCCTGTGCGGAGGGGCGATCAGCAACCAGGTATATGGGATAATCGCGGATTCAGGTGCTGGTACTGAATTCACCGGGAGGCACCCGGCACCATGCTTTGCCACAAAAGTGTTGTTTCTGTTTTTCTCAAACTATCATCGTTATCCCTTTATTTCCGGCTGCGCATGGCGCGGCTTTTTTTTACGACCAGCCACTGGCAGATGGTCATCCTGTGATTTGATTCCGGTTCCGGCTTTTTAACTCTGTTCCTGTACACGGGAGAAATTCGATGTCGATTAAACATTATGATGTTGTCAGGGCGGCGTCGCCGTCAGACCTTGCGGAAAAGCTGACACACAAACTGAAAGAGGGCTGGCAGCCGTTTGGTAGTCCGGTGGCCATAACCCCTTATACCCTGATGCAGGCGATTACAGCAGAAGGTGATGTGGTGGTCAGTGGTGCAACTGAGCCGGATTGGTACTACGTCATCGTACTGGCCGGGCAGTCCAATGCCATGGCTTACGGTGAAGGGCTTCCGCTGCCGGATTCATACGATGCTCCGGATCCGCGCATTAAACAGCTGGCGCGCCGCAGTACAGTGACGCCGGGTGGGGCTGCCTGCAGATATAACGATATTATTCCGGCCGACCACTGCCTGCATGATGTGCAGGATATGAGTACGCTGAATCATCCGAAGGCAGACCTGAGCAAAGGGCAGTACGGCTGTGTCGGCCAGGGGTTACATATTGCCAAAAAACTGCTCCCGTATATCCCGAATAACGCGGGGATCCTGCTGGTACCATGCTGTCGTGGTGGTTCGGCATTTACCCAGGGCGCGGAGGGGATATTCAGCGAGTCCACGGGGGCCAGCCAGGATTCGGCGCGCTGGGGTGTGGGTAAACCGTTATATCAGGACCTGATTGCGCGCACCAAAGCTGCATTACAGAAGAACCCGAAAAATGTGTTGCTGGCGGTGTGCTGGATGCAGGGAGAGTTTGACATGAGCGCCGCCACCCACGCACAGCAACCTGCGCTGTTTACAGCCATGCTGACACAGTTTCGTGCTGACCTCTCCGTGTTTAACGCGCAGTGCCATGGTGGCAGTGCTGCAGATGTGCCGTGGATTTGTGGTGACACGACGTATTACTGGAAAAATACATACGCTACCCAGTACGACACCGTGTACGGCGGGTATAAAAACAGGGAGAGTGAGGGCGTTTATTTTGTGCCCTTCATGACAGACGGTAACGGCGTCAATACCGCCACTAACGCGCCGGCAGAAGATCCGGATATTCCGGCATCAGGATATTACGGTGCGGCATCGAGAACGAATGGAAACCAGGTATCATCAAACTGCCCGACACATTTCAGTTCATGGGCGCGCAGGAGCATTATTCCGGATCGTCTGGCAACCGCTATTCTGAACGCAGCCGGGCGCACCTCAGCCTTCATCAGTGGTAAGGCACCGGAAATCAAACCCTCGCCCGGCGGCAACACGCCATCGGGTCCGTCTGCAGATACGTCCGTTCGCACAATCTCCCTGCTGCCGGCAGCCGGAGAGGCTGCTGCGCAGGGCTGGAGCATTAAGGATGGCGGAATTCAGTTGTCAGATGGTGTATTTAAGATCACCAGGCAGAGCAATAAAACCTGGTCCCTGACGCATCCGGTGGATGACGCAATTACCCTGCTGACACAGGGCGGCAGACTGACCTGTAAGTTCCGCCTGTCAGGCGCACTGACCAACAATCAGTTCGGGCTGGGGATTTATCTGTATACGGACGCTCCCGTTCCTGATGGTGTGGCGATGACGGGTACCGGTAATCCGTTCCTGATGTCGTACTTCACTCAGACCACTGACGGCAGAGTGAATCTGATGCATCACAGGAAAGCCGGAAACACGAAGCTGGGGGAGTTCGGCGATTACGGTAACGACTGGCAGACGCTGGAGCTGGTGTTCACCGCCGGCAGTGCCACGGTTACTCCGAAACTGAATGGAGTGGCTGGCCCGGCATTCCAGGTTATAAAAGACAGTCTGACACTGGGACTGAATGCGCTGACGCTGACGGATGTTACAAAAAATGCAGCGTATGGCGTTGAGATAGAAAGTCTGGTGCTGGAGATAAATGCACCGGCAGCATAATAAAAAAGAGCCAGCGACTGACCTGAAAGAAGACGCTGGCTAAAAGGCCTTATATGTTTGTAGAGACTTATTTTTCACTAGACAGCAATGATGCCTGTCAATATATTATCAATATGC